ACTCAGCCAACGCATCGACTTCATACCATTTATTAGTTGAACTTATAAATTCATCATATGTGGGTGGAGACTGATAGTTAACACCATCTTTTTGTATTATAGAAGTTATACTAATAACATTCTTTTCAGGTAAAAAGAATTCAAAAAATGGTCGAACATCGTTATTATTAATAACCTTTTTAAAGGTTTTAGTTAAACCATTAACTACGACCTCTCTTTTGGTCATAGTATAATTTATTAAGCGATTATTCGCGTCAAAATTTGGCGTCTTAGTACGATTCGGGTAACCTTCACTATTATATTGTGAACTAAACTCAATGTCATTAGGGTTCTCAAATACTTGACCACCACCAACAAACTGAGAACCCGCTCTCATAGTACCCAAATATCTCTCATCTTCTTGGTCACCTAAAGCTGGTACTGTAATAGATACATCAACTAAAGCGATGGACGGTCTATTACCGGGTATTTTTAACCCATACGTTCTTGCGATATTATATATTGATGACTTCTGTTGTGCATATTGAAGTACCGTCTCTTGTATACTACGGTCCATATGGTAATGTAAGTTATCACCAATCGCAGCATTTAAATCCATAAATACCGAATAAATGGATGCGTCATTGAAATTACCTATTAAATCAGGGTAATATTGTTGTGTGTAATTTATCAATTCCTGTCTTAAGGATTGAAAGTCTCTATCTGTGTATGAAATTTTACGGTTAGCCATATACTATTAAATATTTATAATCACGAAATCTTTTGATGAAAATGTACCACTAACAATTGTATAGTCAATTCTTAGCTTTGCAGTGTACTCAACCGCACTATCACTAGCCACTCTAAAAATTTGACCACCTAACTCATCATAGTTTATTTCACCAGGTAAAGGTTCCGCCTCTACATAAGGTTCTATTGTAATATCATTTATTTGTAAATTAGGTATGTACTTATCTACGGCTTGTCGGACATCGGCCTTTATTGCATCGAATGTTGGACCGTCCATTGGTTCAAAAATAAACTCATAAATACGAGTTCCAAAATCAGGTAAATAATACCTACTTCCTTTCCGAGTTAATATTAAATGTAGTAAATCTGCCCTAATCTCCTCATCAGTTGATTGAGTCAATCTAAGGTAGTCCCCTTGTAAACTATCCCTGAATGGAAAGAATACTCCGTATGTTTTACCGTTCGCCATATTCCATAAATATAAACACAGATTATTTTATCTAAATATAAAAGAAAAAAGGTTAGACGAATCCAACCTTTTCACATAAAATACTATTATTTTATTCCTTAACCTTCACATGCAACACATTGTAAATCATTTAGATTTAACTTTTTCCTTGCAAATGCCTGTGCTGAATTCATAGAATGTTGGTAATATAAAGTTTTAACCCCCAACTTCCATGAGTCAATAAGTAATTTATTAACGTCTTTAGTCGGCATCTCAGGTGATACCATTAAGTTTAAAGACTGTGATTGGTCAATAAAATCTTGTCTAATTGCTGCCTGATTAATAATCGATGATTGGTTAATCTCAGCAAAAGTTCTAAAGACATCTTTTTGTTCATCACTTAGAAAGTCTAAGTGTTGTACTGACCCATCACCCTTTTTTATACTATCCCAAGTCTCTTTATTATCTCGACCCATAGAGTCTAATAATTCTTTTAACACTGGATTTTTTATAGTTACCTTCATCTTAGCAACATCCTTAACATAACAGTTAGACCAAATCGGTTCAATAGATTGCGATACCTGACCAAGAATAAATGCTGATGAGGTAGTCGGAGCAACCGCATTAAGAGTTACGTTTCGTCTACCATAACCTTTTAGATATTCAGGTTCTCCAAATATTTCAGCTAACTCCTCTGACGCTTTATATGATTTATCTTTAATAGTTTTAAATACTTCAACGTTAAGTTTAGCAGTTTCTCTTGTATCAAAAGCTAACCCTTTTGATTGTAATAGTGAGTGCCAACCTAAAACACCTAAACCAAGCGCTCTTTGTCTCTTAGCGAAGTTATAAGCTTTTTCCATATAAAGAAACGCCATTTTACCTTCTCTAGTACCATTGTCTCTTAATTCCTCTAATTTATTACAATATTCAGTAACTACTGCATCTAAGAAATAAACCATAGTTTCAACAGCATCGGTATCTTTCCACTCGTCATAGTGTAACACATTCATTGAAGATAATACACAAACAAATGATTCATCTTCAGAGTTATGTAGAGCTATCTCAGAACAAAGATTAGAGTTATAAATTTTAGCCCCCTTATCTTGGTAAACTTTAGGTGCATTATTATTCATCGTGTCATGAAACATAATATATGGGTAACCAATTTCACCTCTTCTTTGGATTACTTTTGCCCATATTTTTCTTTTCTCATCGTCACCCGCAATCATTTCTTCCATAAATTTATCAGTCACTGTAACTGCGTGTGTTAAATCTTGGATTGGAGCCCCTTCGGTACCAATCTCTAAGAACTCCATAATATCTGGATGTTCAACGGGTAAGTAAGGTGAGAAACGACCTCTTCTTGTCGCCCCTTGTGAAATATTATCAACAACACTCTGAAATAAATTCATGAAGTGAACCGCACCAGGAGCATGTCCATTGTCAGTTATCTTAGCTCCACGACCTCTAATGTTACCGAAATACCCTGAGGTACCACCACCCATTTTACTCATTTCTCCAACTTCCGCTTGAGTAAATAATATTGATTCTATATTATCACTAACATTAGAACCGAAGCAACTTACCGGTAAACCTCTAACTTTACCAAAATTTGCCCATACAGGTGATGATAACGAATACCATCCTTTACTCATATAGTCGTAAAATTTTTCAGCAAACCCTTCTTTACCTAAAAGTTTTTCTGCGTGTTGTGCAATTGTTTTTATTCTATCTAAAGGTTCTTCACCCTCACTTAAATAACCTCTACGAAGAAACGTTATTGATTCTTCATTAATCCAATTAAAAGGTTTTCTATTTTTCATATTATTGTTTTATTATTGTTTTGTTTCTTTTTAAAATAAGTCGTTTGACGTTATTGATTTTTGTTTCTTACTATAGTTAATACTTCTTTTATTGAAAAAATCAGTATGTTTGGTCGTTAAAATCTCATCATCAAACCACTCTGTAGTTTCTAATAATGTATCATTAGTTTCGAATATACTGTCAACACCTATAGAATTCAAAGATACATTAAATCTATATTTAATGAACTCCATTGTTTGTTTTTTAGTTAAGAAATCTAAATCACCTTTTTCAAAAATCCAATTAACCACTTCAGTCTCAGCCTCGTAAGCCTCTTTAGTTGCAATAATTAAATCTTCAACTAACTGAGGTGTCCACCATTCAGGGTTTTCTTTTTTAATTAAATTAACTAACTCAAACCCAAATTCAGCATGAATATTTTCTTCTTTAGATGTCGCCTCAACCGCGTTACTAATACCCTTTAATTTGTTTTTATGTTTATTAAATGACATAATAACTAAAAATTGTGAGAATAACGAAACGTTTTCAACAAACATCGAGAATAAAACTATAGACTCAAAATACTCTTTATCGTCAACTGATTTTGAATTTGAAATCGCTTTCTCTAAATATTTAATTCTCCTTCTCACTTGTGGTACTTCTAATAAATTTTCAAATTCATTATTAAGACCTAATAGTTGTATTAAGTGTGAATATGCGTCTGCGTGTCTTACTTCCGATTCCGCAAATGTTGCACCGACATTACCAATTTCAGGTTTTGGCATCCTCTTATAAATGTCACCCCAAAATGATTTAACTGCGACTTCAATTTGTGAAATTGCTAACATCGCTCTTTCAACTGCCGATTTTTCTTTTTCGTTTAAATGTACTTTGTAATCTTGGATATCTGACGTATAATTAAATTCAGTGTGTACCCAGTATGAATGTCTAATTGCGTCAACATACTCATTTAAATTAGGGTATTCGTAAGGTTTAAGATTAATTCTTTTTGAAAAGATGTTAGGTTGGTTCTTAGAACGATAAATAATGTATTCTTTGGCAACGTCATTTAAGCCGTTATCCATTAACTTATTTTCAACCATATCATGAATTTCATCTACGTTAGGAATTCTTTCTTTATTACCTCTGAAAAGTCCTTTTGTTGTGAGTCTAGCAATTTTTTCAGCCATATCCTCATCAACTTTATCAATACTTTTCATGGCATTTAAAATAGCCATTTCAATCTTTTCAGATTTAAAAACTACTTTATCCCCACTTCTCTTTATTACGTAACGAATGTCTTTTGAGACACTATCTATTAGATTGTCCATTTACTATTGTTTTTAAAAAAATTTATAATTTATTTTCCCTTTGTTTTCTTTTTTGTAGAAGTTCTTGAATACGTACTTTGTTCTTTTCTTCTTTTTGTTCTTCCATTCCTAAGAATGTTACACTACTGTCCGTATCAATTTCTATCATTTCGTTATCGAATTTACAATTTTCAAATACAATTCCATCTTTACCAATTCTTGATTTAGTAATAGCAATTGTTGCTAAATTCATTTCTTTCTGTTGTAGGGATTTAGCAACAGAAATAATAACGTGACCTACTTGAGCTTTCTTAATTGAACCACCCATTTGGTCCGTAGTAACTACTTCAGAAGATATTGAAGAACGGTTACCTTGAGTGGCCGTCCATCCTGCTATATCTAATTCATGACACATAGATTCAAACCCTCTCATAACCGAACCTTCACTTTTCCATTCGTCCCCTAAATTTTTATCGGGAACGATACAATCAATATAATCAACTACAACTAAATCTATTTTAGTCCCTTCCGCTATCATTTTACGTATCTGATTCTTTATCTGATTCATCGTTAACGTATCGGATGGTAACTTCTTTAGAACTAATCGATTAGATGCATTTTCTTTAATTTGTCTTACTTTTTCTAAAACTTCTTCCCTTTGTAGTGACAAATTATCGGGTGCGATTTTTGTCCACATAGTGAAATGTTTTCTTTGTATAATCTTAGGGTTGTCTTCGAAAAATATTTGTAAAACATTATAACCTAAGTTAAATGCGTTATTAGCTATTTTACTAAGTACTGTGGTTTTACCAACACCTGTCGGAGCTAAAATAACACCAATTTCACCCTTCGCTAACCCACCTTTTAGTAGGTTATCTATACCTGTTATTCCAATCGGAATCGGATGTCTAAAATCATCATCCAAAACCTCATCTAAATTAAAAAAAACATCTGCAGTTCCCGTATCGACTTCCCCAACTTGTAAAGCTTCTCTTACCATTTCTTCTAAATGGTCATAAGATTCAAAATCACCTTTATCGATAATCTTCTGTGCTTTAGTCATTACCTTCTGTAATTCTTGTTGTTTACAGAACTTTAACGCCTTTTCTTGAACGTATTGGTATCCATCATCAGGTGCGTCTACTACTTGAGTAATCATATCTAAGACCATTTTTTGGGCCATAGGTGATGTAACTTCTGATTTTGTAATTTGTTCAAGTGTTGAGAACGAAGGAGCGTGTTCGTACTTGTGATAATACTCCTTGGTCATCTGCATGATTAACTTAAAATATTGATTGTCAAAGTACTTAGGTTCCAACACATCTACAATAGAACTTGCAAAATCCTTATGAAGGATAATATTGTTAAGTATTTGTAGTTGAAATGTATTACCGAGGTAACCAAAATTCTTTTCTTTTGACATATTTTTTTGAGTTTTAATCTGTGTTTGTAAATTATAAATATGGGTGAATTAGTGAATGCTCCATGTACTTGTAAGTTAAATTTTCACTTGAGAAAGTGTCAGTTAACTCGCGAAGTAACTTTTTTAGGTGTGGGCGTACATCCACAGTGTATCTAGTCTTAGGTGGGTATATTTTAGCATCCCAAATTCTATGACAAATTGTCTCATCTCCTATCTTAAGATAGATGTTAAAATACTCATCACCTTCAGTATTTGATGTCTCTAACAATTCAGGATTGACCGTTATTTGACCAATATTTTCTGAAAGGTAGTTACACGATTTGATTTTCAAATCTTCCTGAATTACTTCAGACGCATTTCTGATTACCTCATAAAGTTCAACACTCCCTCTAGCCTTAGGGTTATACCCTCTAACATTAAAGTACCTCTGTACAACAAAGTTATCATTTAGAGTCATTAAGAACTCTAATTTGGTTGTTTCTGTTTTTTCTTTCATATTAAACGTTTTTTAGTTTTAAATCTTCTTTTTTCTTTTCTTGTTAATTTCATAAAAGGGGTTAAAAATTCAACCCACGCGTTGTCATGTTTTGGTAGATACTTAAAAATTCCATCTTTCATCATCATTCTCATTAAGTTTTTATAACCTCTACCATCAGGGTCTAAATTTTCTGTATGGTACTGTTTAATTATTTCTTTTGAGTCTTCAGTTAATAATGGTTGAGACAAATCTACGAGTTTTTTATTTATTATAAAAAATTCTTCACCATAAATTCCTCTTTTAGTTTTACCTGAGAGTAAATTTTGTAATGCTCGATTGTCTTTATCATTTTTATGTAGCTCCTCCGCACGTTTTAAAATATCATCAATAGTTACGACACTATCAACTATTTCGGGAAATAACTTAACAAATGTTTTTTCTCCCATATAACGGATACCGTCAATATTATCGGATTTATCTCCCGATATAATCTTAAATGTTGATATGTTTTGGTGAGGGATAGATATATCCTTTAAAGGGACTAAATCTCCATTTTTAAGGGTTATTCTCTTCATCGGTTGGTACACCTCCACTTTGTCCGATATAAGTTGTGTAAGGTCTTTATCTGAAGAATATATAGTCTTATACTCGTTTTCAGATATTTGACAGTAATAAGCAATTAAATCATCACTTTCAGTATTTTTAACAGAAACTTGTCTGATAAACATTTCTTCAAGATAAGCTTTAACTTGTTGTACTTGCCACTCAAACGATTCTTTTTTAGCCTCATTTAAAGTTTGCCTACGATTACCCTTATAGTCTGGTGAAATAAGTTTTCTTTGGGATGAGTTATTCTCCCCATCCCAAAACACAATTACTTTATCATGATTGTGTTCATTAAGAAACTTTTTGATTGTATTGACAAAATGATAGATACCTCCAATATGTTTACCCTCATGATAGAAATCTCTAACTCCATGAAAACCTATTTTAAATAAATTATTTCCGTCAATTAATAATGTTTTAACCACTTTTTATGCGTTAAATTGTTACACTTCCTGTTTTTCTTCTTCTAACTTAAAGTCACCTTCTACTCCAATGACTTCTTTCCAATACTCAGATTGTTCACCTTTGTATTTTTCAATTGATTTTTTTTCTTCACTACTTTCCTTACCTGCTAAGAATCCGTGTGGGGTTACAATTATTTTCCCATCAGCATATCCTAATCCATTAATGTGATTTTTCATTACTGATATTTTTGTTCTTGAAGCGAACTTTACTTTTCTTTTGTTCTTAACTGCAGATATAGTGGTAGTACCCGCATCTTTTTGATTACCAAATAAGAAAACTAAAGAAGAATTTAACCAAATCGCTTCACCTCCTTTACTCTTTATCTTAGGTTGCCCAAATGGGTTATCAGGAAGTTGTACCCAAGGTTGATTAACAATTAATAAAGTATTCTCATACTTAGAATCCGCTCTACGTGAGCCCGAAATTCTTTGGTTGATACCCATACCTATCTTATCCGCTAATGTAGATGCGTTATGCATTTTACCACCTTTACCGTCAAAAGTCATTTTACATGGTACTGAACCTACTGAATCCCATAAGAACAATAAGTCATAGTCTAATTCACCTTTAGACTGAGCGTCTAATAATTCATTAATAAAGTCAGTTATTTGTTCTATATAATTAAAATTATTATTAAAAATAAAGAAGCCGTCCCAATCTAATTCACCTGTTTCCTCATCAACTACTTCATCACACTCGAAACCCATAAGTTTTGCGTGTTCAAAAGACCATTTTTGTTCCGTAATAATGAATACAGGTAATATACCTTTTTTCTGTGCATCTACTGCCGCTTTTACTAACGCAGTTGTTTTACCCGTATCTGAATGCCCTAAAAACATATTTAAATGACCTATTGCTGGTCCAGGTAATCCAACAGCATCTAAGAAATCCTCACCCAAATCAAAAAACCTTTGTGGTTTGTATTTTGCGGATGTAGAAAATTTCTTTTTTATACTACTAAAATCTTTTTTCTTTATTGCCATATTTTTTTTTAAATTGATAAAAATGGTGACGACATCACTGTCGTCACCATCATCATATTAGTTGTTATTAAAATGGTAAGTCTGTGTCTACACCCATTTTTGATTGTGGGTCAGTAGTCTCCTCAGTTTTAGTTGATTCATTTGAACCACCTAAGACTACTTCAGAAGAGTCATCACCATATACGTACTTCTTTAGGTCACTACTCCATACAGGTGTTTCACCTCTCGCAATCGCCTCTAAATACTCTACGGGTTTCTGTGCATAAACATCTTGCCATGTTAACTCATTAGTCATCCATTCTTTCATTTGGGACTCATCCGTATGAATAGCACATGGGTCATCATACATAACCGTTTGTACTACAGTGTACTCAATACCTTTAGGTGTTTTTGCCTTTGATAGTTCGACCATCAAGTCACGTCCCTCATTAGCGTCGGTCACATCACCCTTTGCTTTCCAAATTGGAATAATTTTATCTAAGATACCTTCTTGTTTGTAATTATCTTTAAATCTCCAAAATTTAGGTCCGTGGTCCTCATTATCTCTGTCGATAAGTTTTACAATGTAAAATTTACGTGGACGATACTGCCTAGCTAAATCTTTATCGGATTCTTTACCTGTTGAGATTAGCTCTTCGTAAACCTCAGTAAGAGGTGAACGTTCTCCGTCATTTTTTCCTGGGTCGTAAAGTTTTGTCCATTTACCATCAATCTGTACCTCATGATACCACACTTCTTTAAAAGGTGATGAACCGTCAGGTGTTGGTAGTATACGTACTCTTTTCTGTCCCGAACTCGTACCTTTTGGTAAATAAGTCGTGAAATAACGTTTTAACCTATCTTCTTGAGAGATAGATTGTTTTCCTGTGTTTGATTTTGAAGTATTTTGCTCATACTGAGCCAATACCGCGTCTAATGCATTTGCCATAATTTTTTTTTCTCTGTTATTATTTATTTATCGTTTACTCAATTATAATATAACAAAGAAAGTCATTAAGTCAAATAAAAAAAGACCATTTAGAATGGTCTTTAATTTTTATTTATAAAGTTGATATAATATATAAGGGGTGTTAATATTCGTTTTCTAATGGTGCATCAAATGAATCTTTAATGTCTCTATCAGTGTAGTTCTCAACTTCATCGGAAGTTAAAACATATTCATTTTTACCCGTTTTTTCCATATCGGGACCTTTGTCCATAAAGAAATCAGTTAACTTTTGATTATACGGATAACTATCTAAACTTCTTAATTGTAATTTTTCTTCAGGAGATTTTTGACGATACTTTTCTACTTTATCTTCTAAACTATTAATTTTGACTAATATTTTATCCATATCAGATAATTTAGAAGTGAGGTCATTTAACCTATCCATCATACTATCCATATACTCCTCTTGTTTGGTAGACATATCTTTTTGAGTCGTCACTAAATCAGTGATATCTAATTCTTCAGTACCACTTTCTTCACCACTTAATTCAGATGTAGGTTCACCCACAACTTCCACTTCAGGGTCAGACTCAACATCGACAGGTTGTACATCGTCAATATCAAGTTCAGAACCATCTAACTCAACATCTTCACCTCCACCTTCAATTGGTTCAGGCAAATCAGTTTCTTGCTCGCTAATATATTTGTTAATATTATTATATTTACTTATCTCTTCTAATATTTTCTTATCTACAGACATTTTGTATTTTTTTTTAACCGTTCAAGAGTGTTTTCACCCCGTGAGGTGTTTCAACTCTTAAAGTCCTATTTAGTTTCATAGAATTATCAACTCTTTCTATAAGGCCATCTCTCATTCTTACGGTATAACAATCTCCAGTATCTAAATCACAAACTTCTTTGTAACCATTACCCGTATTTTTTTCAGTTATTCTAGTGTCTTTTGACAAAAACTGGTCTAATAATGCTTTAGTATCCATAATCTTTTATTTATAAATATACGATAAATGCTCTTTTTCTTAAATTAGTTTCTATTCCAAGTGTTTATTTTAGATTTAAAAACCGCCTCAGCTTTATCAAAAAGTTGTTTTGATACGCTATTCGCATTTAAATCATGATTAACTGACGCAATAATCGAATCATCGATATTACTACCCGCAGTCAATTCTTTATCCATAGTAGTAAATCTAAAGGTATAATACCATAAGTATGCAAATGTTTTAGGTAAATTACCATTTATTGTTGTATTAACTAAAAATGCGTCAATTATTTGTTTATACTGTGAACATACTTGACCCATAAATTTAATTGAATCGGCTGGCGATTTAAATGATAAGTATGGTACCGCATAGTTATTATCATTTACACAGGTTTGTTCTTCAAAGTTAATTGTCCATCTTGCGTTTTCTTTAAGGTTTTTTAAGTTGAAGTGATTATTGTTTATACTCTCCACATTAGTACCATTACCATTTTCAACATAACCCACCCCAAAAATAAATCGTTTTACATTTTCATTAAGATTACTACTTCCGTCAATTAAAGTTTTAAATTTAGTCTGAGTAATACTTTTTCGTGTAATATCAACATAAGGTTTATTAATTTTTTGTACCGCAACACATTTTTGATTGTCAACAATTTGTGTTTTTGCCCCACTCTTGGTTGAACTATTTTTTATATCTGTTGACCTAGTAACTGTATCTGCAGTAGAACCCGCAAGTGTGGGTATTCTTCTAACTTCCGATAAGTAGTTTTGTACTATTTCTCGATTAACACTAGATATTAATCCATTAGGCATTTTTAGTGAGTATTTTGACATACGTACCCCCTCGAAACTCGTTTGAAAATCTCTGGTAGTGATATCATGAGTTACACTTGTTATTAAATAAGGACCATAAAACATTGGAACATACCTTAAATTAAAATACATTGTAGGTTGAATCATAACGTTACCCATAGACGTAACACTACAATTATAACTAGCCGCTTTATAAAAATTATATAAACTTACCGACTGTTGAGCCACTTTTTGTCCATCGGCCTGAGCACCCATATCCGCGAGCACTTGAAACGTTGGTGCTATATTTTTTCTTTGTGACATATCAATATTGATTGATTTAAATATACTTTGATTTTGTATACCAAAGTCTACATTAAACGCAACTACCTTATTTCTATCTGAGAAATTGGTGACACCATCTTCGGTTGCTCTAACTCCACTTTGTGACGGTATTGATATATCAAAAGAATCGTCCCCGTATAAGTAATTATCGTTTTCAGGTGACGTGTTTAATTTTTCGGCGGGTTTACCAACATATATCGCCAATAATTTAGGTTCAGAGGTATGGGTATCTACTTCTAAAAATGTTCCAAAAGTATTATTAGCAACATCACTAAACGCGGGGTTAGGCATACCTTCTTTTACTCTTTCGTTTCTACCATAAAAATTAGCGTAAGATGGTGTGGGCATAAATATAAAATTATTTTTTTCTAAAATACTACCTATTAAGTCCAACACACTAGTTTGAGCTAAATTACTTTTTAAAAACCCTCTTAATTGATTAATATTAATGATTACCTTATCACCAATAGGTCTATTCGCCTTATCCAAAAATAGAAATTGCTCAAACAATGTTTTATTCTTAACATCTTGACCTGATATCCACCTATCATTAAAGTTTTTAAATGTTTCCCATAATTCAGTTTTTAAAGCACCTCCCTTATCGTCTAATTTAGAAATTCTTGATTGGGTATTGTTTACTTTAACTGACGGTAACGTTTTATTTAAATTAGTAAAAATTTGGTTTAACATGTCATTTTGAAATGTTACCTGACCTGACATAAAATCATCAAATGTTTGTTGAAAATCACTCTTAGTTAAATTATTGTCATTCATTTTTTGTGTTGCAAAAACTTTAATAATTTGTGACAAATCTCTAACATTTTCTTTAGTAAACTGAATATCCATAACAGGAAAAAAATCAGTAATAAAGGAACCATTATCACTATACATTAAATCAAAGTCTTCATACGTACCAACACGTAAATATAATTCATCCCATACTTCAGGGAATGTTCCTTGGCTAGCAGCCAATGTAGTCGAGTTTGTCGCAGTTGGAACAGTATTCTCTCTATAATAACTAAAGTCAATTGGGTCTATTGGAACAATATTTTCAATGGATGAGAATGAATCAAACACTCGTCTATTAAATCTCCCTGGGTTACCTATTTTTAATATAATATCCCTTTCCTGTATTTGAGTTTTATTTAAATTGACAAATTGTTCCATTTGATTATCAGAAATACTCTTAACATCATTTATTGAATTATCTGTTAATTCAGGTTTATCAATAATGAGTAAACTTTTCATTACTTTTTCAATATTATAATTGTACTCAATATTAAATGCCCCTAAGTACTCGTCATCGTTAGGTGTGGATGGATTAAATACTATATCTTCATAGTCCTTATCTTTTTTACAAAAGTTTAAAAAGTGTTTTTCAAATTCATCTAACATCTCTTTAGAGAAAATTGCAAAAATTTCCTCAATAGATTTATATGGGTTATCATTATTTTTATTAATAATATTAAACGCATTTTGTTGAGTATCTCCCGTATCAATAACTTTAATATATTGATTTGTCTTGGGTTTTCTTACCCATTCATTATTATAATACCCGTAATTAGATGACGCCCACAATGACCTAACATTACCATTTTGAATCGATTTATTATTAATATCTATACTTTGGGTTAAGTGATTTTGTGAGTTTAGACACTCTCTTTGGGCTTGTGTAAATTTTAAATAACCTGAAGATGGTATTATTAACATCTTTGGTGAAGTAGTATTTTCACCTGAAACTGTAAAATTAAAATCAAAACTAACGTTACCCTCAATATCAAAGTACTGGTAGTAACTATCATAATTTAAAGTGTTAAGTACGTTATCTTGGTCATATCCCGCAGGTAAAAAATTACTTTGTGATTTACCTAATTTGAATTTACCATTATTAAATAAGTCATTCATTTCAGTGTTGGTGTACCCCGTTAAAGGTGATTTACCAGTAAAGAATTTGTAAGTGTCATTTACCACTTTAGGATAAAATCCATTTTTAGTAATTTGTTTGTTAAAATTAACAAGTGTACCTGGAAGTGTTGGATTTATTATATTAGGTATTAGTACAGGAACTACTTCAGTTTTTTGAGGAACATAGGTCGCACTACCCCCCGTATAGTTTTGTACATCATAAACTTTATTTATATCGTTAGTAATTGGGTCATACGCGTTAACATAATCAAAATCTTTCCATATCCCATCAAGAATATCTCCATTACCTACTTTATCTTCTTTGTATCTATGCCATATTGAACCGTACTTTAATAACCAAAGGTAAGGTATTTTATGGAGAGCAGCAAACTTACTTAAACCAGCATAAATGTTATCTCCCCATTTTACAGTATCAACACCAGCATCGCTAGTGTTTTTTGTTAAATATTTCTCACTTAATGTTGGTAGTGGCAGTGAATTCAAATATATATAACCTAAACCAACATATGGGTTTACCTCTTGATTTGTTTCACCCGATACCCCCTTCAATATTGCATTAGTAAAATAAGGAGTATTCAATAGAGACGTTGTCTGTATTGTTGTTAAATTGTTTGTTGCAGTATTATAATCAGTCCCATAATCTATTGGACTTTCCGTTAAATAAAAATCTTTATTTTCTCTGTTTAAATAATAATCCTTAACCTGAGCATTTGTTTGATACTGCGTACTATCACTATTATTACTAGTGTTTTGATTTGGATTTGACGGGTAGTTTTTATCGTATTGGTAATAAGTGATAAAATTATTTTTATATCTTACATCATCAGATGATTGGTCATCAAACGTCGCAATACTCTTTTTAAGAATATTAAAATTCATAATACTAGTAGTACTATTAGCTCTTTCAATATTTGATATATCTTTACCGTTAGAAATATTTTCTTTTAACCATTTAAGATTATTAAATGGATACACATCCATTAACGTAGTAGCGTTTGATGACGTTCCCGTAATATAAGTTTCTAAATCTTTTACTGACTCTGTTGATGATATAACCTCAACCGAATTTGTATTCATACTTTCTTGACTGTAGATACCAAAATCGTGTTCAATATAACCTTTTATATAATTTTGAGTATATATGTCTCTCACCTTTCTGGCAAAATAACTACCTTCACCATTATTAGAAATTGATAAAAGGTATCGATTAAAAGTTGACGCATTAAATTTAAATTCCTTTAATATTTTCATTAATTCAGGAATGTTATCTACACCATCTTTTATGTTAGATGATTCAAAATCCGCCAATACGTTATATAACGTTTTTCTAAAATTATTATTTCTAACTACTTTACTATAGTTAGCTCCTAAGTAGGTTCTTTCATATATTTCATAGAAAAATGAAACATATTCTTCATTGGTATATGGCGAATTATCGAACGGGAACTCCACTGAATTTATTCCAATATAGTTAGTGACTTGGGTTTCATTACCATAATTTATATTAATATTAGGTTTGTCTTTTTCTAAAGACGCTGTAATATATTCCTCAGTAAATTGTATTTCAGGCCAAACATTATGGTTCCATCCCTGTAACGTATTAACCACTGCGGGGTCACCCGGATAAGTTAGAGTATATTCAGTTTTATTATCAACCGTCTCTTCAATAAAATATTGTGGCCACGGATAAACTATTTGACTATTTTGTAAAGTAGGTTCTTTACCATCAACTTTTACTGTTTTTAATGAGTTTTTAGACGCATCAACACCAAATTCCTTTTCAAAAATCGCAGTTAACCTTACCGGATTATCTCTAACATCCCACGCCCTTCTATGAGTCTCATCCATTAACCTATAAAACGCCTCAGCGTTTGCGCATATAACCGCTAAGACATTATTCATTGTTGGATTAAATCCTAATCCCACATCTGAACTTACAATTTTTTTAGCTAATGCTTCAGATAATTTTGTTTCAATCTCTTCCTTTAATCTTTTAAATGTAGTCTCAATTTTAGCTAATTTAGCCAGAAAACTACCATTTTGAAAGTTAGCACTTTTAAAAACTCCACCAAAAGCGATAAGTACTGAAGGGCTATCAGTTTCCTGTAATTCACCATCCTTTCCAACTTTATAACTTTTGGACGAAACTTTAAACGCTCCTTTAATGTCCCCTTCAAACTTTTTTAATTGCTCTTCTGTTGGTTCATTACCATTACGTTTAATATATGTTGCCTTATAATCTATTACCTCTGGGTCCGTAATATCTTCTATTAAGTCACTAGCTTTAATGTTAACCGCAATTTTTGAAGGATTTGATTTACCTTCTATCTCATAAGTACCAGGAAGAAAAAACGTTGGGTTATCTTGTAATGATTTATTACCTTCGTCAATCGCAATTTTTAATTTTGATATTGCGGTTCTACGTCCTTGTTCATCAAGGTCAGGATTTAATCCGTACAACACGGTAGCTTTAGTATCTTTTAAAATATAGATTTGATTCCTGTCAATATACTGATTATACCAATTTTTACCAACATCAGGATAAAGACTTCTTCTATATTTCGTAATGGCTCTCTCATAATTGACGATATTAGTTAAAACTGACATATCTTCTTTAGAATACGCCTCCATAACATAACGATTAAAGTACTCTAACCTCATTCTCATTTGATTAAGAGTAATTTCAGGAAAATCCTCACTTACTAAACCTTTAGCCTTATATAAAGAATACACTTCTTTTATTTTTTCCATTCCTTTAGTGGTATCAATCTTATCAATTGCAACTGTTCCTCCCGCAGGTACCCCCTTGACGTTTTCAAGTTCATAACTTTTTGGGTACATATGTGGTGTAGTGTATAGATAATCTAATAACGTATCTTTTAGAAAGGCGTGTGACCTAGCAACATATGAGGTCGTTATTTTGTAACTACCGTCTGAAGGTTCAAATCTGGCGTTAAAATCTTTTAACATTAACTCTAACTTAATCGCTTTACCATAATGACCTTTTACCGTTAAAATAAAAATTGGGTATGGTAAATTCATGAATATCGAATACGGCGACTTATCACCCCTTTCAAATAAAACTCTTCCCTGTACATCGGTCATTTCAATAGTAACCGTAGGGACAAATGCAGGATTCATTTTTATGTTAATTCTGGTAATACCTAATAATTGTGTATCAACGCCTCTTCCTGAACTAAAAATGTCATTTTCCATTTTATTATTTTGTCCAGGTAAAAATTGGTCAGTCCATGTAGAATCAAAATATTTTGGGTCTTCAGAGTCTTTACCTCCTAAGTTGACGTTGGGTTCTTTTTGATTTTGTGGATTACCTTCCATAAAATTAACCTTTAATTGAGCCACCCCCACATTTTTAACACTATCCGAGTAATTAGACCCAATAGCTAATTTTGTTCTTGGTATTACCCTCGCCTCTAAGTTTGCGTAGGTTATTAAATTTTCTTGTTTGACATTGCGTTCTTGAACCGTACCGTCAGAATTGACAACTTTGTTGGGGTCAATTAGTACAACATTATCATATTCGGTTTGTACATAAACCTTATCGTTACCAAAAAATTTATTATCTGCCATAGTAGAAGAAATGTTGTTCCACCGCCGCTTTGTAGTCCTGTAAAGAATTTGTTAGGGGAAATGGTATAAAAAGTAGAGCGTTATCAGGAATATTAGACTCTAAACCACCATACTGTGGATTCGCGGCCAATATTAACCAACCAAAATACGGTGATTCATAAAACTCATAACTTAGTTTATCTAACCTACTACGACCAGTCCTAAAAATAAATCTTTTATCCGAAGGTTTTGAGGGTATTCTAACAAACGGAACTACTGATTGTTGTCCGTTAACTAAAAAGTCTGTATATCTGTTCCAATATCTCATAATTAATTAAATGTTACTTTTCCGTTGTATGATTCTGCAGTACCTTTATTTAATCCAGAATACAGTTCGTTAAAGTACCCATCTCTAACTGAATTTATGTTCTCTTTAGGTACGTTTATATAATAAAATATTCTTTCTTTTTCTTTAGTAAATGGTGAATAGTCGTTAAACTTCCTAACTGAACTACGTTTACTAAATCTGTCTAACTCTCTTTCAGTTTTTCTTTGTACTTTTTCATAGTTCCTTTGTAAGTCATCAACAAGATTATTAACGTATCTGTCCCATTTATTGATGTTACCTAACCTATCATTCAATAGTTTTAATATAACCGTGTCTTTATCGTTTAATATTTTTTGATACATAGCATTCATAAAACGAGAGTAATATTGACCCTCATCTTGGTATTCAATCGAAAATGAGTAATCAGGTTTAAATGGTTTTTCGACTAATTTTTTATTATCGTCAAATATTTGGTCATAAAACTCCTTTAAGTCAGTACTTAAAGTCACCATATCATTTTCCATTTCTTCGTATGTGTTATTTGCGTTTTTAGAAGTTTTGTCAACACTATCAGTTGCTGTTAATTCTTGTTGTACATTTCTCGCCTTATCCGCAAAGCCATCTGTATTCGTCATTACAAAACTTATTTTATCTATGGTTTCGATTAGACTTAATTGATTATTCACAACTTTTGGCATAACACTCATATAATCTGATATGTAATTTGGTTTAACTTCATTAATTAAAGTAATTATATTAAACTTATATAAATCTATATCGGCATTTGTAAAATTCTTATTATGTATCTTTTTAAGTAATGGTGAATTATCATTATTCACATCATCAATTATTTCATCAAAAAGATTATTTATTTTATTTTGTAACTCGTCCTCTTTTGGTTTACCAAATAGTTTGGTATTTGTAGTTGTACCTGTAAATCCATCAGTATAGTAACCTAACGTTTTACCGTCAGTATAATTTCTTTCGTCCGTAAAGTAAGCCAAACCATCTATTGAGTAAGTATTTGCTACTTGAGTGAGTGATTCAGTCATTGAGTTTGCGTAATTTTTAACATCCTCAACCGCAGTTGCCATTATCGTTTTAAAAGAGGTTTGACCACTAGTTGTAGTTGTGGTAGTTGTAGGATAAGTGGTTAATTCGTCAGTTTTAATAGTACCAATTGTAACACCTTTAGTTGGTATGTTATCATTAGTTGGTATATTATCTTTACCATCAAAGACTACATTACTTTCTATAGATTCCCATATCTCTTGATTTAACTCGTCCCTTTGTTCTGTAACTACAGACCTTTCATCGTAAACCTCTGTATTGGCGTAATAATTAAATGAAAGTGCGTTTTGTAATCTATTTACAGGTTCTTTCAATCCTTGACCACCTATAAAGAAAAATGACATATTAATATCCGCTAACATTGGTTGGACACCTATCCCCTCAGGATTTAAATCAAAAGTTAATGGTTCATAACTGATAGATATTTGATTAATAGCAATTTTAGTATGATAGAAATCACCAATTCTTAATATACATATCGGTGGCGCCCCAAATGATGTATTCTTTGCATTAAACTCAGTTGGTCTACCATCATCACCTATTACAGGTATAGTATCACCAGGTCTAATACATTGTTGTAAAAAAGTAAGTCTTGAATTTAAACCTTCAGGTGTAATAGAGTGAAATGCTGGTTGGAAGTACTTTATTTTTTCCTTTATACCACTATAAACCATCGGCGAACTTTCCTTTACTAAATTAAAGTAATCACACTCAGTCAATAATTTTCTAACTATTATCTTCGCTACCTCTTGTTTTTGTTTTGCGGTTGTTGTTGGGTCTTTATATTTAATTGGTTCCTCAGTAACAGTTTCCGTTACAGTATCTTTTGTGGGTACCGTCTTTTCTTCATCACTTACCGGAACTTCTTCTTGAGATGGTGTTTCAACAACACTGTTAAAAAATACTCTTCTACAACCCATCGCCTGTGGTGAATATACCTTATCACCTTGAGGTAAATCTTGAGTACAATCGACACCACCAATAGTCACCTGTTCTCCCGACGCAACCTCTTTAATTATAAATTTACCATCATCTTTCCACTGTTGTAACGTTTTTTGACTATTTGAAGGTTTTAATGGTAATAAATATTGTATAACACTATCGATTCTTCTTTTTGATAATGATTTATTATAATCAACAGCATTAGGTGACGATGCCGAACCTTGTAATAAGACTTCAACTGTAGAACCGGCATTTAACGCCTCTCCAACTCCTTCAATAAATAATAAAGTACTATGTAACGGTCCCTTTTCAGGTCCTGTTAAAATATTTTTTTCATAGAACTCCTTAACCCCCACTTTATTTTCGGTACTCGCGTTTTTATTATAATCACTCTGTCTAGCGATATAATTAGTTAATGTTGTTTGGTAAGACTCATCAGAGGTGGTTGATGTAGCGTTTGTTGGCCCAGGAACATCATTATCAAAATAATAAGCAAAACTGTAAGTATCCTCTTTTACTTTATCAACATACTCAACAACTGCGGGGTCCTCATCTCCAGGTACGCCAGGATTTATAAAATCAAAATTTTCCTTAACTTCTTCAGGTACAGGTGAGTTAACAATTATCTCGTAGATATCATTATAAGTAAATTGAGGGTATCTTAAGGCTAATTCATATATGTCGTATTTTCTACAACCAGCAAAAAATGAATCCACAATACCTGTAACTTTATTGTTATTACTCTGATTCGCCAATTCTTTATCCACTATAGCATTTAGTATTGATGGGTGGTCAACCACAATCTTCCAGCTTAAATTACCATTTCTTGTTGTATTATTATACGTATAAATTGGTTCAGGTCGACCTAAGAACTCATTTGTATTCCAATTCGCTGAGTTTGTTTCACTTACTTTCATATCGTAAGGTGGGAACCACATTATCCTACCACCATTAGGTCCTCTCTCACAATGTGGTAGGTCTTGATAGGTGAACCCTTTTTTTCTTGACGTTCTCCATGCTAAGTTTTCTAAAGAAAACATGTATTTTTTAACTCCTTCACCTTTAGGACTAAAATCATTACCTACTATGTTTGTACTTTCATTACCCCTCATTGGCGCAATGTTTAAATTGTATGTACTATCTAACACTGAGTAAGTAAACCGTCTATTTGCCGTTGTAATTCCCTCAGTTTTTTGTAAATCACCCATAGAGTAATATGGGGTATCTTTAGTGAATACACGACAATACTCCTGTCCAACGATATCACCATCAACATCTTTATAGGCAATTACTCTTGAACCTTTTGTTAGTTCTCTCGTACCATCATGAAACACTTTTGATACTTGGTCAATGGCATTACCAACATGTTGTAGTTTTCTAACACCTACTACCTCATCGGCAGCGTTAATTAATTTTTGTGTATTATCTAATATAGAACCTTTAGTGTATTGGTAATTTCCAGAACCGTCTACCGATTGTGTAGCTGTAAAAGTATTTTGAACCCCTTGTTCATTCCAATCCGTATCAATAGTACCAAAAAACTCCGCACCTTTACCAACTTTTTGCCCTGCCCTATCTTTATATTTTGGTGAAACCCAAGTAAATCCTCCTTGTAATCCCCCATCATCATATGTTGAGGTTTGATTTAAACCAAATTTATATTGATTATCTTTTTCTTCGTTTTCGTAAATTTTAGCAACCTCATCATAACCATATACTGGTGTTTGAGTTTTATTACCATCTCTATCTAACGGTAATGACTCCGCAGGAGCAACAACATCTCTCATTTCTTGTTGCGAACTACCTACGTAATAATTTTGTTTAGGTACCTTTGTAAATAAATCGGTTAAGAAGTTTTTATTATAATCAGGTATATAACGGTTTAATCTAAGTCCGTGAAAAAGTCTTGAACGTTGTCCACCACCTGTATTATCCAAGAATATTTGCATTCCTGTCTTTTCGGTGGGTAACTTTAAAACTCCTCTCTTATCAAATAAACCTGTTATTTTATTGGCTATTTGATTTAAATACATTTGTTTTGGTTCAGAACTAAAGTAATCACCAGGTATCCACGAATATGGTGAATACACACCACTAACTCTACTAATGAAATCTAAACCTTTACCAATTAAACTCTTAGGTACTGAAATTTTCCAATCTCTCTCAATAATAGATTTATTACCTGTGACGATACCGAGTAAATCAAATGGGTCTGTTAACGCATCTATCGCGTTTACTCTACCTATAGTTTGTTGATATGTTTCTTCGGCTATTCGATATTGAAACTCAGTCTTAAGTGATTCCGCAGCAATTCTCGCTAAATCAGAATCTTGAGATAATGAACCGTTATCCCCTTGAGGGTTTTGACTTGTTAATAATATAAATGGATTATATGATGACGCAATAAATGTGTTATAAGGACTTTTACCGACTAAGGCAGGTATGCCCTGATTCATATCTAAATTTAAAGTATTACTAAAACTCGTTACAGAATTTATAAAAGTAATGTCATCAATAGATTTCGGCTCACCAAAACCACCTTCAGGTCCATATTGGTTTTTAACATAAGCGTAGTTTCCTTCATCAGAACCAATCACCTCTACCTCTTGAGAGTCAATAACACCAATATCATTTATAATAACTTCGCTTTGTCCTGGTTGTGACGCAGGAGTAAAACCATCACTATTATATGGTTGTAGATTTTTTACTAATAATTTTTTTCTAAAATTTTCAGTAGAATCAAATGATAATGGACTTAATGACATCTATATATTCTTTTTAGATAAATAGATGGTAACATAATTTTGTGTAAACTAAAAGAATAGATTTATACAAAGATACCCCTATTAATATTATGAGTTCCTACCCATACTAGTCACAGACCCACCATACGTCTCATCTTTATTAAGTAGTTGGGAACTGATTGCGGCTATTGCGTCTGGATTATTAATTAAGTATCTAGCGAACTCCTCCTTAGTCATAACCGAATTAGTCGGCATATTATCAAGTTTTAAATTAACTTCACCACTCACATTAAGGTTAGAATTAGATGCGATGGCACTCGTAGTCGGTTCATTAATGTTAAGACTTGAAGTATTTAAATTATTCACAGAGAAATTATCTCGTTGAGTGGGTGGGACACCTTCCCCACCTCCATTATTTTCATTTGTATTACCCTCACCTGTAACAGGTTGAACCTCCGTATTGTTTGAACGTTCAGTAGGCGTTGCGGTCGAACCAGGAAAAAGGTCTTTAAGTTTTTTCATAACATCCCCTTCAAAATCAAATTTTCCATATTCTATAGCGGCTAAATCAAATGCCTTTTGAATAAACCCATACGCAGCATCCGCAAATTTATCGGCCTGGTCTGGACTTACTTTTAATTGACTTAATCCCAAAGAAAACGCTTCGACAACTTTATCAGGTATTTGAAAAAATTCTTGTGCCCTTCTACCTTTGCCTCTTTCACCTTTATCGTTCTCACCTTTAAGAGAGTCAATCACATTTGTACTAGAACTTACTAAACCTTCCGCTATATTTGTAAAACCATCACCTTGTGCTAATTGTAGTCTAGTCATATTCGTTAGAACTGATTGAGCCGCGGCAATTTCATTAAGATAACCCATCGATTTTTTAGCCACATCGAGCTCACTCATCTTATCTTTAGCTACAACTTTTTCTAATTCAGCATAATCATTGGCGGTCATATCATTGAAACCTTGACCAATTTGTCTAAGTGTTCCGTCAGGCATAGTAATATCAATATTACCGTCTCCATTAATCTTACCAAGATTAGAAATTAACTCTTTTTGTTCATCATTTACACCACTAAGATTACCTAATATATCTAATTTCTTATTTTTTTGAGCTGCCTTCATAGCTAATTCGGTCATCTCTTGGTAACCCATTCCAGCTAAATCCGCAGCCTCTCTAAGTCGATACATCTCAGTAACAGGGATATTAAATTCACCCGTTTCTTCGTTAAAATTCACCGATGCCGCTGCCATACCAACAACACTATCTTGTAGACCTTCCATATCCGTTTGAGCCATGTGAAGTAACTGGAATGGGTCACCTAGTTTACCAATGGCACCACCTAACATTTGGAAACCTGCGGCGGTTTCAATCGCGGCTTCAGGGGACATTAATTTATCAGCTAAACTAACAGTTGTACTCATATCAATTCTTAAAGATTGAGCTTGTGCAACCATATTAGAAAGACCTTTCACACCATCTTTAAAATTATATGATGTCATTAACTTTAAATTCTTGTTAACACCACCCATAAATTCTGAGACATTTAAACCATATGACCGAGCCTGTTTTGTCATACCTTCCATAGTTTCCAATGTTTTGTCGGTTGTATAACCTAAGGTATCAAATGAGGTAGCCATGGTAGCTAATTCCGCGGCAGACATATTAGCGGTAAAACCTAAGACTTGAAACGACTCAATTTGTTTGTCAGTGAAAAATGTTAATCTCATCATGGACTCATTTAGAGCCCCATATAATTTAATATTATCTTCAACACCTTTTCCAAGTAATAAAGTATTTTCTGCGGCGGCTGCGGACGCTTTTTGTATTGCGTTACCAACAATCCTTGTGGACCCCATAGTCTCTCTAGCGGTATTTGCGGCTACAGTATTATAACCCGCCACGGAGTTAATTACTCCTTGTATATCGGTTAAACTATTTTTAAGACTTTTAGTGAAATTAAGAAGAGAAATATCAGCCATTTTAATATTACTGGCAATATTACCCGTTATCTTCTCTACATCACCATTATTGGAATCAAACATAAACATATGAAATATCTTTTATTATAAATATCGATTATCTAGATTTCTGTCGTTGTTTTTCTATCTGTTCGTTTTTTTCTTGGAATTCAGATGAAAGTTTATCAATAAAAAACTTTCTCTCAAAGGTGGGCATTAATTGTAGGTCTGAGTAAGACATATTAACATGTTTACTTAGATAATAGAACTCATCGAGCATAATTTTCCTATAGTTAGAAGAAAGGACGAAAAAACTCCGCCCCAAAAGTGATACGCATAGTCACTTTTTCTCCTGACGGGGCTGTAGTAGTTCTATTAAGGTCCAACTTAGGTTCACAATCTTTCATTGTGTTTCTAATAAATTTTGAATCCATAATAGGTAGCGTACTTATAAAGGTTGATATTTTTTCTCTATTTTCATCCCCATCTATGGAAATGATTAACTTTTCTAACCGTTTAGTAACAAGAGGTACCGTTACTCCGTCAGGGTATAAATCAGGTAATTCAGATAACTCATTAGTATCTTGAATATTTAAAAGTCGACATACAACATTGACACCTGTTTTTGGTAAATTAAATTCAAATAAGCCCTTTTCATTAGGTTTTATCTTAGTTTTTTCAATGTTTAATTCATCTAAAGCCACCTTAAAATTAAAATCCTTACCTGTTTTTGGGTCTTTTAATACAAAGTTATAGTCAGAACCAAACGCAGTATTTCTTAAAAATATTAATACAGCCTCGGCGTCCCCATCTAATAATTCGTTAACATTAAAATCAGGTTCGTAAATTTTATTTTTTAGTAATGTCATCACTAAGTTTTTACTTCCTGAATTAGATAATAATAAGTTTTCATCCTGAGCGGTTAAATAACCGACTTTAAGTGATTTTTTCTTATTAGTGTAAAAAATACCTTGCGATGGTAATGGTACCACATCGTGTGGTAAATTCATATTTGCTTGTCCGTATTGTTTTCCTTGGTCCATAATAGTTTATTTAAATAAAAAACCATAGAAGTTCAATGACCTCTATGGTTTTAAATATACAATTGATTGGTTTATTATCAATACTTGTTTTATATTAGTATACCAAAATACATCTATCAGGACGTAATGTAGCTGTAATAGTAGCTAACGCATCATCACTATATCCTAAACTATCGAAATTAACATCAGTTAAAAATGTTCCTTGTAGAATCCATTTTTCAACCGCCACACCTGTTGGGTCTAACATCTCTAGGTCTAAGTCTTTCTTATAACCTGCAGCATATCCCATACGTCCTGTTACGGACTCTGAATGTAATCTAACCCACTCCATTAACGCTTGTGACGCTGATGGTCCAATTGGGTCACGGAATGTAACGTTTATCGTGTTCCACACGAATCTACCTGCTACGTATGTAGAGGTGTTTAAAAAAGGAATCTCTGTTGACCCGATTTGGATGTTAGGTCTTGATGTAGACTCAACATACCAAGAATTAATACCCAATGAAGATGGAAACGATAGTATAAATCGGTTCTTCCTTTTTGGTTCATAGGGAACGGGCATTTTCATTAATAAGTCTGCCATTGTATTTTGGTTTTATATTTCTTTAGTTTATTTAATTATAAATATCCAGTTTAAAAGTTTTTCTATTTACTTTTATTTTTTTTTCAGTAATCTACTAGAGCAAATAAAATATAATAATAATTATACTTCTTTTTTATCTCCTCCTTTAGTTAAATACATTTTAACTGGTTTATCTTTATATTCTTTATCTAAAAATGCTTTAATCTTTTCTACATTGCCTGGGTCATCATCAGAAAACCCAATCATTGGTACGAAATTATTTTTTATATCATTCTTAAGAAAGGCTTTTTTACCGATTCTCTCACTCATTTCTTTAACATACGCAATAAAACTCCTTAAAGCTTTAATTTTACCCTCCTCAGGGTCCGCAGCGTTACCTTCACCATATGTTACAGGATGGTATTTATTTAAATCCAAATAATCATTAATCATTATGGACGAATCTTTTTCCTCATCACCCGACATATTACGATACTTTTTAAGATTGTCAATTAAAGACTCCTTGCTAATACCGTTATGGTTAGTCACTATCATATTATAAATCGCTTCACGTAATACCGATGGTGTATGACCTCTTGCAGTGATTATTGAAAAAATTGACCCCCCGTTTATCGCTTCAACAAAATCATTCCACGATGGACCTGGTTTTGCTAATAGGGAGTCCACTATAAAGGCGTTATCACCCTTAACTCCGAAATTTCTGTAAGGGTCATCGGCATACCCTACAATCATTTTACCCTTATATTCAAAAGGTTCTTTACCAATCATACCTCGATAGTCGGCGAAGTCTTCTGTTGACATTCCCACCTCCTCGTCCTCATCGGACAAAAGTATGATTTGTGTCGGCATAGTCGCAATATTATCATCCCAATCAAAAGCATAATACTTTAAATCGGGATTACCTTCAGGGTCAAACCCTTCTTGTAATTTTTTTTCGTGATAAAATTCTCTAATAACCTTCTTTAAACTCATCTTTCTACTTAGTTTTTCTTATTAATTTTTACCATTAGTCTTTCTAATTGTGACTCAGATATAACAATATTCTGAGGTTTTTTAGAAAAAGACTTTTTTCCGTCAGACTTTACGTTTAACGACTCGTTAAGTGTTTTTTTCTTGAATTCCATTTTATTTTTGTTTAAACGTTTAATTGGCTAAGAGGAGGGAATTAACCCTCCTCCTTAATATAAATATAGTTAGTTATTAAATATCTTCAAAAGATGCTCCTGTAGGTGTTATCAAGAATTCAATATCTATAAATTCAAGTGCTCTTGTTGGTTTCAAGTAAATTTTACCTGTTAACGTATTAGAGTCTAAATCTTCAGGTGTATTTGAAACTGTAACTCTAAAGTCAATCAAACCTCTGTCTCTTCTAATACTATCTAAGATAGGATTAACTGAGTCTAAGAACTCTTGTCTAACTTGTTCATCGTTTTGTTCGAATAATAATCTTACCGCTACTGCCGAAATTAACTTACGTGCTTGTAGTAATAATCTTCTAACATTTATTCTATCAAGTGCAGATTCTTTAATCTGTAAAGTTTTGTTACCCCAAATAACTGTACCGACATCAGAGAAGGTTGCTATCGGGTTTAATCTACCTTGATAAAGTGTATCTCTATCTTCTTGTGTTAGTTTTTTACGTGCTTTAACAGAATTAACTAAACCTCTCGTGTAACCCGCTGATGCGAACCATGGGAAAGCGATGTTGTCTGTTAATGCTAAGTTTCTAACAACTTCACCTGTTGGTGGAAGATAAATCTGTGTATTATTAACAGTATCTCTCGTAAGAATCCACGGGTAATAAGATGCAGTGTAGTTAGAGTCAATTCCTGTATCCTCTAAATTATCTACCGCCTCTTCAGGATAAATGAAGTCCGTATCAAAATTCCCTAAAGAAGGTGTAAACATATTATAATCAGGTGTTGTACAAATATAAACTGAATCTGCTCTGTCCTGTTCAATCATGTCAATTGCCGACTCAACTAAATTTGAGTTGTTAACATAATCAATACCAGGTGTAGTAAACACGTTAATGTTAACCGATTCAGGATTATTGAATGTGTACTGACCCCATAGGTATGCGTAGTAATCAGTGTTAGCCCAAGTTAATTTGTCTGGACCAACAATTTGTTTAAACGCCCCCCACCCTGTTGCGGTTGGATAAGTTATTGATGGTGCTGCTCCAGCCCTAAAGCCAGACGCACCTAATTGGTACCTATCACCGTTAGTTCTATATTGTCTGTATATGTCCCATCCATCAAAACCTCCTGACGGTACTACAGTGAACTTACGTGCATTTAATCTGTAATATGGGTTACTTTCATTTTGAGGTTCCCCATCAAAACTAGCGTCACCGACTTCAAAAGCGGTTTCACCTGAAGTAGTATAGTTAGATGAAATTAAAATAACCGTAGCTCCTGAATCCATATGGTAACCTTTAGTTAGGTAAGACCATGGTTGTGAATCAGTAGCGGTTGCTAAATTAGTAGGATTTTGTTTTCCTTTATATGATAAGAAATCCACATCTATACCTGCGGTGTTAGAAACACCTAAGTATGTTCTTCTTACTCTATCACCTGAACTTCTCGTTTCATTGTCTGTACCTGAAGCCGCACCAAATGGTGGGTTCCAAATAACTTCACCTGGTGTGTCGTATTTTGTTTTATATTCTAAGAATGGTGATTTAACTCCTGAATACTGTCTAGTTTGATATCCTCTAAACCCACAAGGTAGTGAATCCATAGGTGCGTC